AGTTTGTCAACCACTTTATCAATTCGTTCATGAAGTTCACCGATATCATTATCAGTTTCTTTACGTCTGTTATCCATCTCTCTATAAACCTGATTGATGTGCTGGTCGTGAACATCCACAAGTTTTTCAATAACTTTGTCCATTTTCTCACACAACTGAGATAATGTAAATACTTGTGTCTTTAAAACACCAACATCAACTTTGAGGTCGGTGTATTCTTGTTCGTTGCCAGCCATTTTTTATTTTTTCTTTTCTGGTACTTTTGTGCCATCAAGTTTTTTATGTTTCTTGATGATTTTACAGGTTTCTTTATTTGTCTTTGGGTCTTTAATGCAAACTTTTTCTGATTCAACAGCCAAGGCAGAAAAAGACAATAGTGTTAGAATTACTAATAATGATTTTTTCATTTTAAATCTCCGGTTGAGGTGGTTGAACAGGCATTGGTTTACCACCGAATCCTGTCATCACTTGTGGTGAAAATGCTGGAGTATTTATGTTCGCTGGTGTCGCAAATGCATTAGGACTCATCTGTGTTGTACCAAATGTAGTCGTTGTTGTTTGACTATATGTAGGTGTAGGCGGTGTAGATGGTGTTGGAGGTCTTGTTGCTGCTTGTAGAGCAATCTTCTGTGCCTCTTTATCGTTACCTGCCAACATGATACCTGACAATGTACCAGTTAAGAATGTTGCGATAGGTACAATCAACTCAAAGAACTTTTGGTCAATTGGTGAAATAGCATTGAGTGGTTGTGTTACAAATATTAAAGAATATAATACAACAAACACAATACCAGTTAATGTCAATGAAAGGCAAACACCAATGAAGAATTTCAGACGAGCCATTAATTGCTCTTCCGTGTAGATGAATCCCTTTTCTTTATCTTCTTTATCTAATACGTCAAATATACTCATTTGCAAACTCCTGTTGGTGCTGGTGTTACTGGTTTAACTTCTACTGGACCTTTTCTTGGGTCATTCTGTCCTTTGAATATATGTTCTGGACAAGTTCTTGTCACATCACACAATGGCATTTTACAAAAATCTTTATCCCAATTATCTGGATTCTGGCACGGATAACGGAAACGGTCACCAGAACACATGGACATACCAATAGGTATAAACAATACAAGTAATAACCATTTGATTAATTTACGGTCGTTCATTAGGCACCCATTATATGTTTAAATTCTTCATAGTGTTTTTTTCTATCGTCTAAACCGATAGTTCCACCATTAATTCTTTTTGTCATAGTTAGAATATCACCACTATCAGCATATTGATTTAGATTATTCGTTTCCCAAAACCAACAAGCAGATTGAGCAGCGCCTTCGAATGTCTGTAAATAATCTGATGCTTCTTCAACAGAAATACCCAATGAAGCTGCAAACCATGTATAATTGGTTCTGCCTGTTAATTGAATCAATCCTTTACCAGCAAATTTCCAACCATCACCAGATGCTTCATCACCGTTACCCATACGATTTGCATAGACACGATTAGCAATGGCTTCTTGTTTGTTTGGTTTTGCACAATATGCTTGTGCTGTTGGTAAATCAAAATACTTACCAAAAATCTTAGTCAAAGATTCTGGTCTATAATTTAAATTCTCTTTAAGAAATAAGAAACCACCAGATTCGTGGGCACATTGAGCCATGAATGAAGCAATACGAGCAGGTGTATTGATTTCATAATCAGGTAATAATTGACTTAAAGCTTGGTGCCAATGTTCCACATATGGATTCTTTGGCAACATTTGTTTTAATTGTTCTAATGATAGAGTTGTCATTTAACACTTTCGAAAATTTGTTTTTGTTCTTTATACCATTCAATCCAAGAATCTACTTTAACTTGACATTCTTTGTATTGACCATAATTCGTTACAACAGTATCAATAACCACACTCAATTTTGTTGTTTCATCTACCATTTTCAAATCAGGACAAGCTTGAATTAACTCAGTTGGAACATTAGGGAATTTTCTATCAACTGGAACTGTTGTGCAGGCAGAAAGTAATACTACTAAAGATAATAATAACTTTTTCATTTTCTGCCTCCCTTAGGACCTCTGGCTGCCTCATTCAGAACTTCTATTGCTTGTGGTGAAACTTTACATTCATTATCCATAGAAGATGCCCACTCTTTAATTTTATTCTTTATAGAAACTTGTATTGAGGCAATCTCTTTGTTCTTGGAAGCAATCGTTGATGTTAAATTTCTATTTGCTTCTGCTGATTGGGCTTCTGCTTTGGCGACTTTCAATTCCATCTCTTTTACTTTAGCCAACCAAGCATTATTATTACTGATTCCACCTTCGAACCAAATGCCAATGACTAAAACAAGGATAGAAACTATCTTGATGGGTAATGTATATTGACTTACGAATGGAATGAAACGGAAGAATTGACTTGCCAATAAACCAATAACACCAGCAAGAACAACGAAATGAAAAATCCAATCTGGTAATAAACTTAAAAACCAAATCATATTAACTCCTTAGAATTGTGGAGGTTTTCTTTTTAATTTGGATAATATAGGGTTTCTCTTTCTAGAAACACCAGGTTCACCACCTTTACCACCTGTTCCAGCGATAGCACCACCACTTACTATATTAGTTGGTCCGGCTGATACTGCTCCGGCGCCCATACCATCCTCTTTAATATTTTCTTTTTCACCGTGATGAAGAACATATAATCCGTTAGGATGAACATCCAATTTAATATTTTTATGACCAGCTGAATGAAGTTTTTGAGCTTTATTCATAGCTGATTTTTTACTGAAATGAAGTGAATGGTTTTTCTCTAAACTCAATGCGTCTGATTCGGATACAATTTGTCTAAATGATTTCATCAGCAATTCCACTTTCTCAAAGATTTATTAATTCTTGAATCAGGGTCATTAGCAGTTTTTGCTGAAGTTAATCTTTTCTTCATACCAGACATTCTAGCACAAAATGATTTTCTACGTTTTGCAGCTTTACTATCTGGATCCAACTTAGAGGGTTTTGTAGTAACAGCAGTCTTTAATTTTGAACCAGGATGTTCTCTACGATATGAATCAACACCCTTTTGATTTAAACCACCTTCTGGATTTTTACCTTCTTTACGTTGCCATGCAGCAACTTCATCCAATTCTGTTTCTTCAGGCACACAATTAGGTACTGTCTTACCATTCTTTTGTTTGGTACCAACAGCTGTATAACCTTTCCAACAAGCATCTTTTAATTCACCAGTTGGCTTCTTAACTTCTTCTAGGTATTGTTTAAATGATTTCATAGTTTGCTTAATATCTCTGCGATACCCTCATCTATAGGAATTTGTATGGGATAAATTGTTTTACCTTTTATACCTTTAATCTCTAAAGGTAGAATGTTCAAATACATTAAAAATGTTTTTAGAACATCATAATCTCTTTCGTCTATTTTATAGAACAATATTCTTGCTGTTGCTTCTGGACCAAAAACATTATTCAATAAAATAATATGGTTAAGAATCAATCTTTCTTTAAGATTAGTTGTCACCTTATAACGGCGAAATAATCTTTTTAAATATTTCGTTCTTTTTATGTCATTCTCAAATTCAGACATAATGCAATTTGGTGATTCATAACACTTCATTGCATAAAAAGTGAAATTGTCATCATTTAAGTCATCAAACATCAGCATCCTATTTATGATAAAAACACATCTTTGAATTTATTCATAACAGAAGTAGGATTAAACTTGGTTACTATGGAGTTATAATCTCCAGTAAATGAATCCAAATTCAACATTTTTTCAACCAAATCTTGCTCATTATTATATAATAAACCAGTATCTTTCAATAACATCATATGGTGTTTATCGTCACCATCGTTCCAAGAGAATGTTGGTTTATTGAATAATAATGGTTCACAAACTGATAAACCAAAACTCTCACCAATAGACCTTGCATGTAAGAAAGCATCACACATTTCTATGTAATTAGATTTCTCTTGTGGGTCGTAGATTGGATCCAAATAAATGATATTTGGATGGTCCATGAATCTAGCTGTGTTTAAAAATACAAAAACGAATCTTGGATCCGATTGTAATACTTTACTAACAGCTGAATGAACCCATGATAGGTCGAAAGTTGAATTTCCACCCATACGACCAACTACAATTTTATCCTTACCAATACCTAACTTTTCTCTGAAGTCAGCATTAGGTTTAGGTAAATCTACAATATGTGGAACATAAGGTAAATTTAAATCTTTACATCGGTGTTCTGCTAGCCACTCAGAGATGTAGGCATATTTGTTACCATGTGGTGTTCTATGTCCAAAGACAGCATGAACTGCTGTTTTGGTATTATCTGGAAGTGAATCCGGTTCACCAGAACGCAAAAAATACGCTACATCTATATCGTGACATACTGAATTAAAATCACCTGTGGTGGGTCTTAATTCGAATAATGAACTAACTCTTTCAATCATTGGGGGCTCATTGCCCCCATCATTACCTAGTGGCCAATTGACATGGTAACAAATAACACTCTCGTTACCTAATACCTCTTGGTTATATCTAGCATAATCAAGAACCGCTATTGTGGTTCCCCGATAGTTCAAAGCAGGAGTGTGAAACAATACTTTCATAACAAAATCACTTTTTAAAATTAATTATACGCCACCAAAAATACCGCTTGTAGAAGTATTTCCAGAGCTTACATTAGATGCAACTGGATTAGCCAAAGCAACTAATGTTTCTTTCAAGAAACGGATTGTACCATCATTATTTCTCTTACGAGTAATTCTGTTCCAACCTGTGTTCATGTTACCAAGTAATGTTTGTGATACGTTTGCACCACCACTAATGCCTGTTGAACCATTTAATGTGTTAGCTAAACGAGTTGGTGTAACCAAGATAACATCATTGATATCTTCATATTTGTATTGGTCGTGAACAATTGCTGAACCAAACCAAACTCTTGAACCAGTTGGTAAACCAACTACTTTATTATTAACTTTAACCAATGAATTGGCAGCATCAACTGATGTAACTACGTTGTTTGAACGATAGAAACTGATATCGTTTTGGTCAACAATAGATAAATCTTTAGCTAATCGTGATGTAGCGATTGTTGCTAAAGTATTGGCATCAGCACCATATACATACATACCGGCAGTAATTGATGATAAACCGTCATTTGATGTAAACACCAATGTGTTACCTGCTGTAGTATTATTCGCTGTTACATATGAAGCAACAGGTAATACCTCTCTGAATTGCTCAAATAGTGGTAAGCTATTTGCAGCGTCTGTATTTCCCCATAATGGCATCTTTTTCTCCTTGTTTAACCTCGGGTTATAGTGTTATTTATCTTTCTTTTTATTTTCTGTATCATCGTTAGGACGATTTCTCATCATAGGGTCAATCTCAATTGTATCTCTTTTGGCCCCAGTTAAAGTCTTACCTCCAGATAAAGTCAATGCAGCATCAGTTTTATCTTCTCCTGTGTTTTCTTTATCTAATTTTTCAGCCTTAGGTTTTTTGCCATATGTAGCAACAGACTTATCTTCTTTTTCGTGGTCATACATATCTTCTTTGACCACACCTTTTTTCTTGTAAAGTGCCTTAATTATACGAGCTGATTTGGACATTTCTTTTTTCATGTTACATGAACAATCATCAGGATTGTTACCACCATCAAATGGTGTTTGTGTTGCTGCTAATGAATCTTGGTAAACCGCCTCATTTGTTTTACGCCAACGAGGAACTTCTGTTCTTTTAGTTAAAGTGCTACTATGACTAACACGATAACCTGCTGTTGGTCCTTTCCAATTAACTAAACCATCTTTATCTTCATCTTTTGTAACTGTTCCAGATAAACCATCATTATGACGAACAGGGTCACCCATTTTAAAACCTTCTTCAAGTCCTTCTTTTACTACAGCATCATGTGGATATTTCTCTGATTGAGATTTACCATCTCTTTGAACATGAACTGATTGACTATCAACCTTAGTCACTTTACCCTTTTGTTTACCGAAGAACTTAGAATTAACAGTAACAGAATCACCAACCTTATGTGAAAGTCTTTCATCTTCTTCTCGGTCAGTAGCAATACGTTTAAAAGCACCTTCTTGGATTTCAGATTCTTCACTAGTTGGTTTATGACCAGTTAAACGGTCTAAAGCACGGTCCCATGAAGCAGAACGAGTTTTAACTCTCTTGTTGAAATCTTTTCTACTCATACCAGGTTTTTTCTTTGGAACAACATCTTGTTTTCCTAACCAAGATTTAACAGTAGATTTCTTTAATTCATCAATTTGTTCCACTTCTTCAAATGCTGGTTTCCAATTTGACTTTGGTGTATTTTGTGTTGATTTGAAACCCATTAAACGGGAAATAGAACGAGAAACATTCTTTGCAGAAACTTCTTTTCCTTTTTTCTTTTTACCAACTTCAGCACCATGATAATCGGCTCTACGTTTATCATAAAGAGATTTTACTGTATCGTAATTTAATTCATCAATTTGTTCAGTTTCTTCTTTATTCAAAGACTTCTCTAAACGGTCAATAGAACCTTTCATATCTTCTTTGCCTTGAGCATGACGTGCTTTCATTTCTTTTTCAGCATCATCATGTTTCTTCTGTCTTTCAGAAGCAGCCTTACGCCATTTCTCCAAAGCAGATTCATCTAAACCCATTTCTTCTTTTAATTTGGTAATGAAGTCATAATCAGCCATAGTTAATGTACCTTTATCACGGATACTGATTAACTTCTCAGTCATTTTGTGTAAAGCCATATCATCTTTGGCATCTTCACGAGCAAATTCTAAAACACGAATGAATAATGGAATATCAAAAGTAATTGTATCTTCTTTATCAACTTCTTCCATTTGAATTTCTTCAACTTGATGTTGCTGACGCCATCTTTGAAAAGCAAATGATTTTGCATGAGAGATTTTAGCATCCTTTGTTAAGAATACTGGATTGATACCTCTAGCTTTCAAATACTGGTCTAACATCTTACTTTCGGAAATGTTAGATTTAACAGACCAAGGATCCTTAGGATTTGTACCAAAGGTATCCTTATCTGCCGGCCTTTTAATGATATTTTTTAATGTTTGTGCTATTTTTTTCATTCTAATGCCTTATTGAATTACTTGGCTACGTATTGTTGTTTTAGTTTTTTCATTGCTGTTCTGGCCAAATCTTTTGCTCTACTCATTGGTGTATGAACTGCTCCAGATTTATCTGTTATATTACCTTTAGATTTCATCCAAGGAGTTTCTTTTTTCCAAGAACTACTTGTTTGAGTATTTGAAGCTTCTAAAACTTTTTTTTTCGGTGTATCAGATGATGTTTGGTCGTCAGTTACAAAGTTTGCTTGTCCACCAAAAGCATCAGATGTTTCTGGATCCTTTGCTTCAGTATGAACATCAAAAGAATTTGGTTTACCGTGTTTTGGATCCAAATTATCTACTTTTTGTGGTAATGCACCTTTTGTTGCAATAGACTTCTTAGAACGAGTTTCTTTTGGGTCATTACTACCATAAGATTCTTTTTCTTCAGTTTCTTCTTGTGCTAATTTAACTTTATAACTTTTGTGTTCATTATCATAATTAGCAGGAGCTTTAACACGACCAGCAAGAGTATCTACTGTTTTATCTTTTGGTTTAACAACACCACTAGTTGCAACATTCTCATCCATAACTTCACCTTCAAGTTCTACGGATTCCATGGGTTCTTTTTTACCTTGGATGAATGCTTTGAATCCTTTACCAACATTGTGTAATGGACCTGGCTTCTTACCAGCATCTTTTAACCAAGACTTATCAGCAACATCTATATTCTTTTTAGGAACACTTAAACGATTATCTTCTGCACGATTAGTAGCGATGTCTTTCATACGGCCTTCGTCTAATTCTTCTTCTTTCGCCAATACTTTCTTACGAATGGCACCAGCAACACGATTGCCCGCTTCTTTTGAACCATATTCTTTGGCAGCTTTAGCGGCAATCTTAGCAAACATTTTACCTGGTTTGCCTTCATCACGTTCAGCAATTTGTTCTTCTTCGTTTCTCAATTTTTTGAAATCGTCAGAATCCAATTTACCATTTTTATTTTTGTCAAGTTTATATTGTTTACCTTTTAATTCTTCTTCAACTTCTTTTTTATCTTCTTTATCTTCTTTTTTATCTTTTGCTGTTTTTTCCCATTTAGCCAAACTCATACCAGCTTTTTTGGCTTCTTCTTTGTCATCTTCTTTGTCATCTTTTGAATTCTCATAGGCTTCATTTTGTTTTGCATAATAAGCAGCTAATGCCATTTTCTTACGCATTGCTTTAGATTTACCTGCAAACTTAGGATTATCCGAATGAACAAAGTCGTGAATCCAGTCACCAGCAGAAGCATCTTTTTTCAACACTTCATTGATTTCTTTTTCAACTTCTTTGGCTTCTTGTAAAGAAGTCAATAAACGACCAGTGAAACTTTCTTTCGCATGCATTCTTTTTTCGTGGCCTTTAACTTCTTTCTTAGCTTCTTTATCAGCAATGGTTTTCACTTCAGACTTGGTGATGTTATCATCATCTTTTTCTTCTTCCAAATCTTTCTTTTTTGGTTCTTTCAAATCATCAACAGCAGATTTAGTTTGGTCCTTTCTGGCTTTCTTAGAATTGCCATAGTTTGAACCATAAACCTTTGTACCTGTTGGAGTTTGTTCTTTATCCCAACCAGATTCATTGACTTGAGTTTCATCTTTAGATTCTGTTACTTGTCTAACAGCATCAACTAAAGATGTGGGAACTATTCCTTTGCCGAATTTTTGAAACATTTTATTTCTCCTGTTTTTTCTTCTTTTTTATTTTGAGACCGTAATCGTTTTTTATATTCCACTTGGGGTCTTTATATGAATCCATTTTTTCGACATTATCGGATCCACCTAATACACCACCAACACCAGATTCTACATCATTTTGAAAACCATTATATTCTTTCAATTTCTGTTTAAATCTGTTGAACTTTTTAGGTGCTACAGCATTGTTTAATGGGTTAGGGCTAACTCCAGGCATTGCTGTAGAACTCTGATTGTTGGAATTACTATATTCTATCGTTTCACTATATGTTTGGTTGCCAAGTCCGGCGCCTGCTGCAGCGCCTTGACCACCAGCTCTAGTGTCGTATTCTTGACTGAAACCATCCGGTCTACTAACACGAGCAGCACTTAGAGATTTATCTCCTCGTTTTTTTACTTTTTCTTTGTCGTTGTCTTTTTGGAAGTTTGGCTCTTTCGGTTCTGCGCTTTTGGATAAAGTGGGGCCTTTTTCTTCGCTGTAGGTTCTAAAGGTGTAACTTCCTTTGGTTTTGTTTCCGTCCCACTTGATGTTGTCACCGTTGGGGTCACTGGCTCTGTTGTCTGGGGTGCAGTCGGCTGGACTGTCGGCTTTACTTCCACCTTTTGTGATTTTCCTGTCAATAAACCTATTAATCTTTTCAACATGTTTTTCTTCCTTAAAATAATTTATGTTACCACTATTTAACCTATTGTGTTTTTCTAACCAATCATATGCTACTGGACTATTTAGTTTTTCGTTAATAAATCTATTATTCTGTTGGTAGATATCAGTAATATCTTCCTCTAGAAGGTCAATAGGCTTATCATTCCTAAATTCAACAAAATTTTCAAATAACTGATTGTATAATTTGAAATTCTCTTTAGATTTCAACCACTTATCTTGACGGATGGATTCAACCATCATACGAGATAATTTAGAATTTCTTTCTTTACTTGATTCATCAGAAGTGCTAACAAAAATCATTGATGTTTGATAACCTAAATCTTCTAATTCCTCTTTAATATATAGAATGTTTTCCTTGTCATCAGCCGGACCATTGATAATTAATGGCATACGATTTCGTATGGCTTCTTTTCTAAAATCAAGACTCTTTTCAGATAATTTCTGTTTGTCGGCTAAGTAATTAAATGCCTGTGAAGAATTGATTTCAACAAATTTAGATTCTGGAATAGCCTCACGAATGATAACATCTTTACCAGAACCTGGACCACCAGTAACAAAGATTGCTTTGAACTCACCACGATTCCATTGTTCATTTAAACCCATGCCTTTACGGACATCATGCATCAATTCTTTAGCGTGGTGGTCAGATACATGAGATGGAACACCTTGACGGAAAGAATGGAAATCTTTGTTCTTTGCGTGTTCCCTCATTTTAGTGCCAGACATACCTTCTGAACCCTCTGCGTCAGGGTCACGGTGTCCTGCAGATTTAACATCTATTTTCTTGAAATGATAATAACCATGTTTACCATGAACACCATTATATTTGTGTAATAGGTGGTGCATTTCTTTAACACGGTCGGAACCACCAACAACAGTTAAATGGTCATGTCCAGCTGCATGTAAACGAGCAGCATGGTGTAGAATTGTAGGTTTATCTTTTGAAGAAGTTTCAAAGTGTGTTCCTGGTGAATATCTCTTTAAATGTTTGATTTTCTGTTCACCAGAAAGTGGATTCTTCTTACTGTCTTGTGAATGTGAAACAATAACAGTATGTTTAGCCCCCATCTTTTCGGCAGTAGATTTGACTTTATCGATAAGTTTCATATGTCCAGTTGTTGGTGGATTCATACGACCAAAAGCCATCACTACCGGTTTATGAGTGGATTCTTTTTCTTCTACAAGTTCTAAAAATGATTTCATTTACGGACTCTTAATAAATTTGCCTTTGCAAACTCTTTACGATTAACTAATTTTGTTGGTTCACCTGAATGGTGAATAACAAATCCTTCAGGATTGGTTCTCTTATTATCTATATGATGTTCCAAACCACCTTCATGCTGATTAAGTGTATTTACTAATACATCTTTTGCTTTCTGTAGGTGTTGGTGCATTTTCAATAAATTATTATAATGAACTTTATTCTTTTTAATATAATCAACGTGTTGTTGTGCTTCTGCTTCTTTTCTTGATTGTGCTATCGGAGTTTTTAACTTCTCAGCAGCTTTTTGAAATTTGGAAGCAATGTGTTTCTGTAATCCTTCAGCAGTCGGAGTTTCATCCGTTCTAACTGTATGATTTATATATGTTTCTAGATGTCCACCAGCACCCATGTGTGGTTTGGTGACAGAATACATCTTGTTACCACCAGCATCATGTATCTTTTTAGCGGCAGCCAAATGTTTTTGAAATTCACTTTGGTCTTTTTCTGAATAATGAACATTCTTGGTATCATGAGTTGCGTGTTTCTGCCATACATCTGGATGATTTGCAAAGTTATGTAAATCAGGATGTGGATCCGCCTTCATGGATTGAATATCGTTTCCGTGATATTGAGTATGAACGACCACACCCAACTTAGCTTTTTTAACTTTATCCGCTTCGTCACCTTTAGCTGTATATTTGATGGTGTTGGGTGTGAAAGATACCTGACCATTTTTACCATGAACTAAGTCATCATGAGTAAACATCAAATCTCCTTGGTATACACCAGTCTTAGGTGCAACTTTCTTGAGGTGATTCAATGACGCATGTAACTTATCCATCAAACCAGGGGCGTGACCATGGTTCTTTTCAATGTCTTGATGTGTGTAATTAATCTTTGGATTCTTATTGAAGGCTGATTTTGACGCTACGAAAAACTTACCATTTTCTGGATTGTGACCGAATACGATTGATGGTGAACCATCATATTTCATAGTTAAGTGTGAACTGGAACCGCCAGATTTGATATGTTCATGAGCCTGCTGCATAGCATTATATGCATGGGTAAAACCTGAAGCACCAGATTGTAAAGGTCTATCCTCAGCATGAGTTATATGCTTGAGTTTCGTGCCCTCATCTTCCTCTTTTAAGAAAGTTACAAAAGATAACATTGATTTCCTTATTAGATATGCAACACACTTTGGTTGCTCGTTGAACTATTTATACAACTTTTAAAAAGTAAGCCTAAAATTATGAAATTATAGGGTTAGATATATACAGCTCAATTTGTTGGATTTTTACTCAACAGAATATCTATTGTATCATAAACCGAATATTTTGGCAAGAATCCTAACTGTGCCAACTTGGTGTTATCGATAATTCTATTAGTTTTTGGAATAACTTTGGTATAATTTTCCATATTTGTATCTTCGATGGTAGATTTCGAACCAGACTTTTTAATAGCATATTCCATACATTCTCTTAATGAGATTGCCTCACCACTTGCAATATTGTAAATTTCATTAATATTGCCTTTTTCTAAAATGGTATGAATTGCATCACAGATATCATCCACATACATATAATCCCTGAGAATATGTCCACCTTGATATAATTGAATAGGTTCATCATTTTGAATTTTCTTCAACATATACTGGACCACATTTTTCTTCTGTGATACTTTATTATCAGTTTCACCTAGAACATTTGGTAATCTCAAAATTCTATAATTCAATCTAAAAGTTTCACAGTAGTGAATTAATAATTGTTCTGCTGTTCTTTTGGTGATACTATAAAATCCTTTTGGATTACAGGGTGAATCTTCTCTGGCTGGCAAATCAGTTTCACCATACACAAACCAAGAACTGATAAAGTTAAATGTACCTGTGGGATTTTTCTTTCTGAATGATTCCAACACCTTGATTAGAGTTGTTAAATTCGTATCTATATCAAGGTGTGGATTTGTGTGTATATTATAATTGTCTACGGTTGAAATGAAATATAAAACATCATTTTCGTAGACAGTATAATCATTTCTATCATTAACAAAACATTCATTGAAATATTTGTCAAAGTAACGACCACCAATAAAACCTTTACCGAAAAGGTTTACCATTTCTTACAAACTTTCTCAATGTAGTTTAAAATCTTTTGATTGTATAAAGGTGAACAACCTAAGAAGAATACATTACTTAATGCTTTGTTTGAGTTTGGATATTTCTTGTAATCATCTAAGTGTTTGAAACCTGGATGAATCAGAATGTTTCCAGCAAAATAGTTTCTCGTTTGAATTTTGTTTTCTTCAAAGTGTGATACCAACATCTCTTTCATCTCTTGTGTTTCACAATAGATTGGAACACCAAACCAAGATGGGTCAGCATCAGGTAATGAATTGATTACACGAGCACCAGGAATATTATCTTCAATATACCTTTGAATGATTGCTTTATATTCTCTGCGTTTAGATTCTAACATATCAAACTTTTTCAACTGTTCGATACCAATTGCACCTTGTAAATCTAAAGGCTTCAAGTTGTAACCCATATTTGTAAACAGATATTTGTGGTCAATAGTACCATCATAGTCAGGCAACCAATAATCGAATCGTTTGCCACAAGTACCACAACCTAAAAGATTGTTGGCACCAACACAATAACAGTCACGACCCCATTGTGAGATACTTCTACATTCTTTAATAAAATCTTCATCATTAGAACAGACCATACCACCTTCACCTGTAGAGATGTGGTGTGCTGGATAGAATGATGTAGACCAAGCATAATACAAGTCGGTGATTTGTTCACCTTTCCATAATGTGCCTAGTGAATCACAATTATCGCCTAACAAAACGATATTATGTTTTTTACATATATCAACAATCTTGGCCATATCTGGAGGATTACCAAGAACTGGAGATACAAAGATTGCTTTTGTTTTTGGTGTAATTTTAGAAACGATTAAATTGATATCAAAGTTTAATGTGTTTAATTCAATATCAATGAATACCGGTTTCAAACCATTTTGAACGATTGGTGCAATAGTTGTGGGGAAACCAACAGGAGATACAATGACCTCATCATCTTGTTTCCAACCAAACTTCTTCTTCATGGCAGTAATCAAAACTAAGTTTGCTGAACTACCAGAGTTAACCATCTGAGAATATTTTACATTGAATCGTTTACTGAACTTGTTTTGAAATTGTGCTACTTTTTCACCTGATACAATCCATGCACCATGAAGAATGGTATCAATTGCTGCAGCAATTTCTTTATCGTCCCAAAGTTGGCCAGAATATTGAACATATTCACCTTCTTGGAAATTTGTGTAATCTTTTACATAACTCGGTTTTACCGATTGTGCCAATACTTCAATAATGTCTTTTGTTATCATTTGTATACCATTCAATAGTTTTCTTCAAACCTTCAATAAAATTATATTTTGGAATATAACCCAATTCGTGTGATATTTTGATACAAGAAATTGCATATCTTCTATCGTGACCTGGTCTATCCTTAACATATTGTATCATATCTGGTGACATATTGAAATACCTTAGTATCAATTCTGCCACTTCAGTATTGGATAATTCGGTACCACCACCAATATTATATTTCTCTCCAATCACACCCTTTTCTAATACCAATTGTATAGCTCTACAATGGTCCTCAACATATAACCAATCTCTTACATTACGACCATCACCATAAACGGGAATATCTTCTCCTTTTATTGCTTTAGTTATAACAGTTGGAATAAACTTCTCTGTATGTTGACCCGGTCCATAATTATTGGAACAATTTGTAATGATTGTTGGTAAGCCATATGTTTTGTGAAATGCTCTAACGAAATGGTCGCTAGATGCCTTAGATGCTGAGTAAGGATTGTTTGGCTGATAAGGTGAAAGTTCTGTAAACTCATCACCATTCAATTCTAAACTACCATAAACTTCATCAGTAGAAATATGAATAAACTTTTTAAGATTAGGTAGTAAATCTCTCGCCAATGTTAATAGATTGATTGTACCTAGAATATTTGTTTCAATGAAAGGTGAAAAATCATTGATTGAATTATCAACATGAGATTCGGCAGCAAAGTTAATAATATAATCTGGTTTGTAATCATGAAAAACAGACCTCATATATTTACTACCAATATCGATACAGACAAATTTTACTCTACCCGAATCTACAAGAGGTTTAATGAAATTATAATTAGATGCCGGCGTTAATAAATCGACACATACAATTTCTTCACTTGTTTGTTCTACTAGATAATGTAAATAATTTCCACCAATAAAACCTGCACCACCTGTAACTAAAATCATAGTGTAACTCCATAATGTTCTGCGATACCATGTTTACCATGGAATCCTAAACTTTTTCCTAGCCAATGTGAACTCATATTATATTCTATACTAAATTTGTCAACTATATCTCCGTCACCAAACTTGATTCCATATTCTTGTTCCAATTTGTGTCTGTAAATCTTGCAAATGATGTTATCTTCTGGAATAACTTTATCGCCATAATAGTCTAACACATAGAATTCATGATTGTCAATAATCTCTTGTGGATATTGTGATGTTTTATATAGAATGTCCACATCAATCATCGCATCATATAGTTTTCTGCTTCGTAATGTGAAACCACCATTACCGACACCACCATTATTCCAACGAGCACCAAGATAATCATATTCTAAGAACTGTGGATCCCAAGCATCTTTATTAACAGCAAAACCGTCAGCATGAATAACTAAATTGAAATCTTCTACTGCAACATGAGGCACCAACTTTAATGTGATGTAATTATATTCATCAGTATACTTTTTAAATCGAGGTATCTTTACCCACTTAACATTATACTGAGTTTCTTTTGGATAAGCAATATCACTAAACCAATATACAGTTGATATTTCTATTTTATCTTTTAATGTTTCTATTGTTCGTTCTAATGCTCTTATGGTTGGTTCATAAGTGTAAGCATCAATACAAGTTATACTTAATTTCATACGAATGGATAGTCAGTTAAATTGGTGCCAGCACCTTCAGAGAATTGAGTAAAGTTTTTACCCATGAAATTATTATATCCACTACAAAAATGGACATGCTTCATTAAACCTTTTTCTTCGACAGAATCGAACCAAGCATATTCTAAATCCTTTTCACATCTCCAGACTTCAGATAATGGAAATGTTCCTAAAAAGAAATCAATATCAGCAAAGAATGAAAATGTTCCAATCGTAACATCATTATCCCATCTTCCTGTCACTAATGGTTTACCTGTAGCCTTACAATCAGCGATAACTTCATTGAAATTTAATTCAGGCATAATGTCGAAAGGTAACTTGAAAATATATTTAAAGCCAAATCGTTTAAGTGCATTAGCCGCATTGTGCATCGATGTTAATTCTGCCACACCATGATTGTGAACCACAGTTGGTTGACCATTGATTTGAAAACTATTATCAGCATCATATATTGATAAATTTGTGTTTAGTTGAGTTTCTTCATCAATGGTTGAATGTGATGATAGACAAGTAAAGAGGCCTGAATTCTTTAAGTTACGACAAAGTATTTTTGCCATATACTTCTTCTTTTCGGTTTCATGTGGACCAAAAAATGCTGTTACAATTACAGCGGTATCATTTAAGACCATTGACTACCCTCAAAATCCATCCAATAGTTATTCATCTTACCTTTACCTTGTAATAGGTAAAATGGTAAAGTGTGTACCAATGCACGACTTGAACCAAGATACACCAATTCTTTAGGTGCTCTGTCGAGTGCAAAAGCAAAGTGTGTTGTGCCAGTATCACCACCAACAAAAATCTCTGCTTCCATGATGTGTCGAATATTATCTATAAAGTTGGTACTAGACTTCCAACCAGAAACTTGCAAATCAATTTTATTACAGATAATTTTTTCATAATCTGCATATTCAGGTTTATCAAAACTAACAAGTAGTTGTTCTAATACATGACCTGGCCAATTACGCCATTGGTTGTATGGAGCATCAAGTAGTGGAAATATAACAATTTTCTTTTGTTCTGGAAAAACATTAGGTATTTTAACCAAGTCACCAGAAATATCACGGAAGTCCCAAAGATTAACTCTACGCCATGGTAGAGATTCTGAACCTTCAAATGCAGAAAAATAATCTGTTATACCAATTAAGAAAGAATGAAAATCTTGAACATACTTTTCATTACTAATGGAACCTGGTTTCATGTGAAACCTAATGTTTGGATTATTGTTTGTTTTTCTGAGATGTTCTACAACATTAGCAACAGCAATCAAGTCACCGTTACGAACTGTTCCAAATGTTCCAGGTTCGATATTGATAATCATACTTCTAAATCTTTCACATAAACTAGTTTACCTTTACGATTACCATAGTAGTGTCTTATAAAATCAAATTCTACTGGATGACCGTCCCACATTCTCATATCTTCGTCCCAACAAACGATAGTTTCTTTATTCATTAAATCGGCAAGAATACCAATACCAGTAAATGTGGAAACAAAAGGTTTATTGCTGCATTGAATTAGATTTAAATTATACAGTAAGTCTTTTGAATAGTCAAGGTAATATACTTTGGATGGGTCAGGTTGTGCACCATGTTCAACGACATTGGTCTTTCTTCGTGTGTCTATTGTATGGTGATTCCATCTATCTCCAATGACTGTCTTATTGGTATCAAAGAAATCTGGTATGTAAACTGGTGGTGTTAATAACTGGAAATCATCATCAACTTTAAAATCGAAACCATAATTATCTCTTATCCAGTTTTCATAACGGCAAGTTTCAACTGGTCGATTTGGGTCATCTTGGTCCATTCTTGTCCAAGAACTGAGATTAACTCCACCATTAAAATAGACCTCATCATCATATTCAACCGAATTGATACAAGGTTGATATAATAACATTTCTTTGAGACCATTAAATTTACGCATTTCACCTTTGATAATTAAATCAATAGGTTTGCCATCGAATTTAGATAAACCTGATATTACAGGTAAAGCATTGGCAAAGTCACCAAGATTGGCGGTACAACTAACATATATCAGCATGATAATCCCTAAAAGCAACAAACCATTCACCATCAGTTAATGGATGAATTTCAAATTTATCTGGAGCAGAAAGATATGACATTAATAGAAGTGTTTGGTCATCATCAATCAAATTGTTTTTAACCAATTCATTAAGGTTGTGATTAACCAAATATTCTAATGTAACCCACTCATCTTTACCGGCAATAATACAAGGACCTGTAACATGAACATCGTTATTGGCAATAACATCCTGAATATAAGTTCCTTCTACCCAATCTTTAATAGTGAATAGATGAATCTTATCTTTATCTAATGGACAATGCCAATGAGTTACATTATTAAGTGTTTGTTCGGTTCTACAATATCCAAAGTCTAACCAAGCAACTAAATCAGTTTCAATATGTTCTCTCGCTAAACGAACAAATGTGGATTTTAACAAATTAACTAGAACATAATCAGCATTCCAATATTCTGGATTCTTCTGTTGTGCTGGATTAATCTTGGCTTGATATTCGGGGTCTTTTTGTATTTTAGAAATTGTTTTACGAACAAAATCAAATTCTTTATCAAAATCAATAGTTAAGATAGTCGTAGGTTTATCACCACGAATATGTTTAACCTTTTGAGATAATTCTTGTGAAGTGAAAACAACAATATGATTATCTAGTTTGGCCATATGACCGAATCGTTCAAGATAAGTGTCGGTTGTTCTATGTAAGTAATGTGGTAGTCCTTTCTCAGGAGTCCAATCACCTCGACCAATATCAAAAAAAGCTGTTACAATCGTTATATCATTCATAGTAATATTTCTTATAGTTGTTTACAATTTCAAATTGTGAATCCAATTCATTCATGAATTTTTCATAATCGAATCCAGGTTGATGATTGTGTGTATCTGT